GAAGTGTTCGTATCGGTGACAAATATGGACCAGAGTACGAAGAGTACTTAGAGAGAAAGTTATCGAAGTATAACATCATCTGGATACGAGAGCCATATGATGACAGGGTAACTCTACAGTGGAATAAGATGTGGGGTATGCAGATGGAGACAGACGAACCCATCTGTGTAATGGACATTGATATTCTTCTCATCAACGACTACGAGAAAATCTTTGACTACCCGATTGAACGAGGACAGTTTGTTGCAATGCCGGGATGGTGGAGAAACGATGTCAATGAGTATCGCATCAATGGAGGGTTTTTCAAATACTATCCGAAGGACTGTCGATATATCTATGATAAGTTCATGAGTGACATTCATCACTGGCAGGGGTTCTACATTGAGAACGGAACAACTACCAATAGACTAAACAAGCCACACGAGTGGAGAGACTATGAGAATTTTTGCAGCAACTAGCTCTTCCTCAGATAGTGTCGCTATGTTGTATAAACTCCTCACTGAAACTAAAGATGATGTGATAACACGAATACTTACACTTGATGCATCTGATCAGGATTTAGAACAGTATCCTATTGTATGTAATTGGTTGAAAGAAAATGTTCGTGATTTTGATTTTGGTTTTTCGGAGGTTGAAGAACGTGCTAGTGATGTAATGTTAGAAACTGTAAGATCAAAATGGTATAACGTTGCTTTGTTATCAGAAATGTATAATGTAGATTTAATATGCATAGGTTATAATACGTATAACTGGAGTCCTTCAAATTGGTATTTTAAAAGTTCAGAACCAGTTGAAAATTTTTATAGGAGAGGAAATTCATATTCCAGAGTAGATTATTCTATAGTTAGAGATTACACAGATATTCCTATCGAATGGCCATTGATGAATCATAATATGGGTAGGTGGCAAACACTGGAAACATTACCACAAGAACTACAAAAGTTGGTTTCTCACTGTCCATGTGGAAAGTGTGCTAAATGTAAATGTCGAGAATGGTATAATAAAAATAAAAAAGAGGGATTTAGTGCAGAGGAACTTGATGATCTTATCATGAAGGAGGGGAAATACGGAAAATATTATACAGAAGAAAGTATCCCACAAACAAGGCATGATGCTTATGCTGATCAGAGATTTCCAGTGTGGAGTCCCGCAAAGTCTAATTATAAACCCTTGCCACCGAAACCTCACAATAAATAATGTTATAAATATAGATAAAGGGGAGTTTCATGGCCACACCCAACTCAAGAACAACATTCAAAAACTATTGTCTTCGTTCTCTAGGTTCTGGTGTCATTGATATTAACGTATCTGATGACCAAGTTGATGACCGTATAGATGAAGCACTTCAGTATTTTGCAGAGTATCACTACGATGGATATGAGAGAATGTATCTCAAACATCTAGTCACTGAGGCGGATGTGACCCGTGCTAGGGATAATATAACAACTTCAGTAACAGACGTTGGAGATGGGACGACAACTGCCGATTGGTTGGAAGGAAAAAACTGGATACCCGTTCCAAACACTGTTTTATCTATTGTACAAGTATTTCCTTTTACGGACACTGGTGGTGGTTCGAATATGTTCGATATTCGTTATCAGTTACGTCTTAACGATTTGTTTGACCTATCATCTACCTCTGTCATTCAGTACCAGATGGCTATGGATAATCTAGACTTCTTAGAACATATTCTTGTAGGGGAAACTCCTATTCGATTTAGTCAACATCAAGAGAGACTTTACATTGATGCAGATTGGGAGAACGACTTCACAGCAGGACAGGACTTTATCATTATTGAGTGTTATAGAAAGTTAGACCCAACAACTTACACAGACATATTTAATGATATGTATCTAAAGAGATATGCAACTGCACTTATTAAAAGACAGTGGGGTGCAAACCTTTCTAAATTTACTGGAGTAGAAATGTTAGGTGGTGTCACCATGAACGGTGCAGAAATATATTCGCAGGCTCAAGAAGAGATAGATAAACTGGAAGAGCGAATCCAACTTGCATTTGAGTTACCAGTTAACTATATGATGGGATAATCATATGGCAGTCAATAAACATTTTCACACCAGTGGTGTTGCAGCCATTACATCAGAGCAAAACCTTTATGCAGACTTGGTTGCAGAGGCAATACAGATTCATGGTCACGATGTTTTCTATCTTGACCGCACACTTGTTGCAGAGGACAATTTCTTTGGTGAGGACTCTTTATCTAAGTTCAATACTCAAGCGAAGATTGAGATGTATGTAGAGAACTCTGGTGGTGGATATGCTGGTGAAAGAGAACTGATAACTCAGTTTGGATTACAGAATTTAAGTGAGGCAACCTTTGTTGTTAGTAAGAAAAGATTTCAAGACAAGACAAAACAAATTCAGATAGAAACTGCAACGGATTCAACATCCTCTGGTTCTATTTTATTAGAGTCAGGAACTTTAGACTCATCCTCTAAACTAGAGGGCGAGACATTTTATATTATAAATGAGACGGATGCAACTGACGATGATAGACCACAAGAGGGCGATGCGATATATCATCCCACACTAGGTAAGTTGTTTCAAATCAACTTTGTAGATCACGATGAACCATTCCATCAGTTAGATAACAACCCTGTGTATAAGATGCAGTGTCGTCTATTTGATTATGGTTCTGAAGCACTCGACACAGGGATTGCAGCTATTGATGCAATTGAGGATGCAGAGTCACTTAACACATACTCCTTCCAGTTTACACTTGAACAAACTGCTACTGCTACAATCAATCAAGAGATTAGGATTGACCACGCAACTAGTGAGGGTAGTGGATTACTTCTACTTGATAGAACAGACAGTGACGGAACGGACGCTGGTGACAATCTCATTGGTGAGGATGAAACGCCGGGTGGTGAGTCTATTCTTCTTGAGAACGCAGCGGATACAGGTGACCCATCGTATCTCATCAATGAGGAATATATAGTAGGTGACCAATCAACAGATAAGGTCAATCAGAATGAACTGTTCGATGAACTGGATGATGAAATCCTAGACTTCAGCGAATCAAATCCATTCGGTGACGCGGGAGAACCATCGTAATGTTAGGAAAACAATTTTATCACGAAACAACTAGAAAGGTGGTAGTTGCGTTTGGAACGCTCTTCAATGATATTCACCTTGTTCGCAAAGATAATAGTGGGACAATTCAACAGTCAATGAAGGTGCCTCTTGCGTATGGCCCGAGACAGAAATATCTTGTTCGATTGAATGACGATCCAGACCTATCAAAGTCTACGGCGGTGACGCTTCCTCGCATTGGGTTTGAGATTGCTGGAATATCTTATGACCCAGCAAGAAAACTACAACGTGTGCAGAAGTTTAAAAAAGTCAAGGGTGCAAAAGCAAGTCAGTTAGATACACAGTATATGCCTGTGCCGTACAACATCGACTTTGAACTTTATGTTCTATCAAAACAGTCAGACGATGCTTTACAGATTGTGGAACAAATCTTACCTTACTTTCAGCCAGACTATACAGTAACTATCAATGATAATACTGATATGGGTATCAAGAGAGATGTTCCTGTTATCCTAAACAGCATTGCGTATGAAGATGATTATCAGGGTGACTTTGCAAGTCGTAGAGCAATTATCTACACACTTTCGTTTACTGCTAAGTTTTATCTCTATGGTCCTGTTACGTCCAGTAAGGTTATTAAGACGGTGCAAGTTGACCAGTATACAGATATGCCTGATCAGTCACCGAAGAGAGAACAGAGATACAGTGTGACACCAAATCCAACAACGGCAGATGCTGATGATGATTTTGGTTTCAGTGAAACAATTTCATTCTTCCAAGACGCAAAAGACTTCAATCCTGAAACAGGGAGTGATGAATAGTAACTGACATGAGAATACTCATACCATTCTCAGGTGGCATAAACTCTACATATTCTCTTTATCGTTGGTTGACTGAAACTGACGATGATATTATCGTTAGATATGCGATTGATACTTGGTATCCAGACTATAAAAATAAAAAAGAACTCGACAGAATATCTGACGTAGTTTTATATCTGAAGTCAGAGGTCCGTGATTTTGTTTTTGATAAAAAAATTTGGCCAGTGGAGTATATTGAGAATAAACAACCGATTAGGCCGGGATTTAAAGTTGGCACTTGGGATGTTGGGAAAGTTTTACCAAGATATGAGGGGTATGTTTCTTGGTCTAAAGAACTTAAACCAGACGGCATATCTATTGGAATATCATTAGAAAATACTTCTCACGATTGTGGTTATAATGTTTTGCGTAAGATGATAGAAGATGTTGGGTTGGACATATATCTCGCTGGATGGTCTACATTAGAACCAATCGCACAGGGAGATAGTTTTGATTGGGATGATATTTCTAGTAAAATGATTGGTAGGTTTGAACAATTTGAATTTATGCCAGAAGAACTTAGAAATATGACTCTGAAGTGTAATCCTAAAACCTGTGTGGACGATAAGTGTAGAGACTGCGCTTATCAAAGGACATACGAGGAGTATATTTCAAAGGGCAAAACTGGAAGAGACTTTGACTTGTATTGTGCAAAACACGGTCAATACGGACCATATAGAAATTTAGCAAATCCAGATACTTACAAATATAGGGGTAGATATCATCAATACTTAAAGTTTTTATAAATAGTATAAAATATAGAGGACATGCACAAAATGACCTATACAGTAACAAAAACTTATACGAAACAAGATGATGCTACTTTTTGGCCATGGGAAAGAGAGGGGTATGCTGGTGGTCTGGATGGTTTAAAATCCACTGGTAAACTAACCAGTAGCACTTCATCTGAGGATGGAAATACTTGCATACACACACATAAATGGGATTCAAAATCAGATTGGCATGAAAGCATGAATAGATCAGCTTCGATCCATACATCTGTATCACCTATTTGGAGAACCTACATGTCACTTAATAATATCTCTTGTCGAATTGTTGAAGAGGATGGAATTATTCGAGTTTTTAACTCTTCGACACAATCATTTGAAGTGGAGTAAAATACATTAAATCTTTGTCATGAAAAATGTCTACTTTTAAAATAACTAATAATCCAAACTCAATAATAATTGATGACTATTTAAAGTTAGGTGGACCTGATGCTAGTAATACTATAGATGTTAATGGTGTTTATATAACACACCACCTATCAAGTATTACTGGAAAAGATGTTGTACAACCTTTCAAACATCATAACAAATATTATATATTGATTGGAGAAATTTATAATCGTCATCCATTATTCAGTAGTATCTTTTTTTGCATTGACAAATATTTAGAATATGGTGACAAATTTACAGAATATTTGGATGGTGAATTTCTATTCATAGTTTATGATGAGAAAACTGACACCATAGATTTATTTACTGATCCGTGGAGTACAAGGCAAGCATTTTATTATAAAATTGATGATTATTTCTATTTCAGTACCTATCCAATGACAGAACCTAAAGGTGGAAGATTTGGACCGGCTGGATTGACTCAATCCTTTGAACTCAAGTTTGCTGTGTATAACGATACTGAATGGAATGAAACATTCTATAGAATCCCACATAACAGTCACCATAATTATAATGTAAAAACTGGTATACTAAAACCAGTTAATACAGAACTTCACAAATGGGATTTAAATCAGTATAAAGATACGTTGGATGATCTCACCAATTCTTTTGAAGAAGCAGTGCTTAAACGTTATACAGAAAATTTAACTTTATTTCTTAGTAGTGGTTTAGATAGTTCACCTATTGCACTGTGTTTAGCTGACCATAAAAAACATTTTAATAGTATAACTTGTTTATCAGGAGTGTGGGAAGGGCGCGAAAATTTGGAAACATTGAATCAAGTTGTTCAATACACAGATGGATATAATAAACATATCAAGATAGAAAAAATTCCTGATTGGGATGAAATAAAACTAGAAACTGAATGGAAGAATAATAGAAATAGATTAGTATCTATAAATTTACCTTTTCGGTCACATTGGTCGATGAGAGAAAAATGTATTTCTGAATTTAACAGTAAAGTTGTATTTACTGGAAACGGAGGAGATGAAATTTTTGATAATTATCCATCTTTACCAGCAGGACATTCGTTGACGTATAATGGTATTACGAGTAAAAATCCAGATGGTTTTTCCATCTGGCCTGAGGATTTATCAACAGTATTTCCGTGGCAACATTTTTATGGGGGACAAGCAAGACGTTTACTTGACCTGTTTGAAACTCTATCATTGGCCTATGGATTAGAGGATAGAAGTGCATTTTATGATAAAAAGTTCGTACAAGAATGGATACATGTTATGCCATGGATTAAAAATCAAACACCTAAAGTTTTTCAAAAAAAATATTTACGAGATAGAGGAATAAAACTTCCCTCATAAATAATACGTTATGCCAAAAGAAATTGAAATAGAGAAAGCACTTGGGGTCATCGACAAGGTTGTTCCACAAGAGGTCGTTGTGGAAAAGAAAGAAG